GCCGGCATGTGGATAAGGTGGAGATAAGATTCCCCAACGGTCATTGTAAAAGTTTAGAACGTCAAGCTCTGTCTCAAGTCTTTGACCGCCAAGTTTGCGAATCAGCTTACGACTACCAACGATCTCAACTGGCCATGACGGGTTCTTTTTTGCGAGCCACTCATCGTGCGGCATAAGCGCGCCAAGTACCCACGCGCGTTGCTTGTTTTGTGGTGCCTGCGGTGTAACCGCAGCAAGCGTATCAAAAGTGACACTGGAAGGGTCTAGAGCCTCAATCGGACCGACCTCCTTTGGCATACGTTTACGCACAATTGTACGGTCGCCAAAAGAGTACATAGGACAGACAGGAACCATTCCAGCAAGCCAACGACGAGTTAGCATATCTGTTGCAGCTTGCACTAGACGCTTTTCATAAGGCTTCACTGCCTCATCACTATCCATCATGTAGTAGCGTTCGATGTAGCACTTCTTTGCAGCGTCTGGATCTTTTTCTTTAATTCTTTCAAGTGCAGCCTCGATGTCTGCACGACTAAAATACGTTGCGCCTTCTTCACCGCGATGCTGAGTTCCAACAAGCAGATGCTTGTACAGCATTTCCGGCTTATTTACTAAAGCACGAGCGCCATTGAAAACTGTGTTGAACTGCCAGTCGTCAAAAAATCCGACCGCAGGTAATCCTGATGATAAAGTATAAAGTGCACCCATCGCACCTTGACGTCCGTTAAGCGAGTTTAGTGGCGCAAGGTTTACCCACGCAACATCATAAGATGATAAGTCTTCGCCTGGATCAACTTTACGCCAATCAACATCGTGGCCAAGATCTGTAAGCGCCTTTGCAATAAGTGCAGGCACGTCAATTTTCTGAATTGTGCGACGCTCTGTGTTGATCTGTAAGGCAGTAAAGCCTGTCATTAAGATTTTCATTGTACTCCTTCTAGTGCTGACAACATTGCCCACACCCGCGTAATAGTGAGGGCAATGTTATCAGACATCTATGTTCTTTTGTTAGAACGGTGCAGCAGGAGGCGCAGCAGGTGCTGCGGCAGGTGCTGGTGCAGCAGCTGCCACTGGGGCAGGTGCTGGTGCAGGCGCTGGCGCTGGAGCAGGTGCTGCTGCTTGAGCAGGTGCTGCTGCAGTTGTAGGAACTGTATTTGCAGTCGCTACGTAGTACATCTTGATTTCGTTCTTTTTAGAACCGTTCCAAGTGCGTGTGCCAACTTGTGCACGGAAAGTGCGACCCTTGATGGCAGATTCAATCTGCGCATTTGATGGGTTTGATGCAAAGTACTCGCGGCCTAAACCGAGAGCTGCCATCTTACGGAAGAACATTCCGAGAGCTGCAGGACTGTCTGGTGTAACTACTAAGTTATCCCAGACAAGACGCTTAGCGTGAGCGCCAGTTTGCACCTGTGCCTTGATAGCAAACATTGTCTTGCCAGACTGTGCAACCTTTGCAGTTGCTTCAATTACCTGAAGGTCGTAATCACCATCAGGAAGTGGCTCGTAATTGCCACTGCCAACATCACCGGCGTCCTTTACCAGGTCGCCCCAGTTGAGTGTAGACATATATCTCCTTAACTAATGCGTTGACCTATTTGGTCAGGACGCTTTTTCTTTATTTTCTGACTTGGGACCAAACACCATGTCTAGCATGCGTTCAATTCCAAGATTCTCTTGTTCGACTATCTTTCCAAGTCGACCTTGTACACGCTCACCAGCTTCATACTGGTCAGTGCGTTCAACATACATACGGCGTACCTTGTAAGGTGCCTGTAGCGGATCTGGGTTTGGTAGTGTTTCCACTGTAATCGCACCCAAGATGTCATAGAAGTACGGAGCTTGAATAGCAAGTTGTCCCTGTAGGTATGGACGGTTACGTCCATCTTGTCCAGAGCGTGCCATTGCAGTTAGCACGACAGCCTCAAGCGGCTGTGTTGGGTGCATTGTAAGGTCACGTAGATCGCGCAATAGCGCACCCATGTGGCGTAGCAACTCACCCCACTGCTGCATTTTCATTTGCTCAGTACCTGCGATTGAATCCATGCACTTCACTTGAAGTTCAGAGATTGAATCAATGATCAATGACTTAAAGTGGTGTTTACCAGTTTGAAGCCATTGAAATGATTTAAGTACGACATCGTAGTCGCGAACGTTCACAACCACTGTGTCCCACGTACCATCTGCAAGAGGTGGTTCCTCACGGAGAGGATCCCAGTACTTAACGTTGATTGGTAGGAAGCGGTGGCCTCCTTCAACGTCAAGCATGAGACGAGGATACGGTGCGGTTACAGCGAAAGTTGATTTACCAACCTTTGACTCGCCATAGACCATCATAGTAAGGGAACGATGTACTTCTGACATTAGTTCTCACTACCTTTCTTTTCGTCTGTTTTGTAATAACCGTATGGGTCGGCGACCTCATACATCTCACTGATTGCTGCTTCGGCGGCAGAACCGTCGTCAATAAGCGGGCAAATAGTGTAGAACTGACACTTCCACTTGCAGTCTTTACCTGGGCGTGGATAAGCGACAAAATTAGGGTCTGCACCATCATCAAGAGCCTTTTTGACTCCCATTAGGTCAGAAATCGTACCGTGAATTCTTTGCCAGAAAGAACGCATAGTGTATTGATTATGGCGAACTTCAATCTGCTCATAGAACGGTGGTCTAGCATTGGCAGTACGCTTTACTTTTTTGAGTAGCGTAAATATTCCACCCTCGGAACGCTCTTCAGGTTTTTTGTTTTGAGCAGATTCCAAAAGCATATAAGTAAGAATTTGCTCATTCATTTGAGCCTGACTAGCAAAATCTGTAAAAGAACCACCTACGGTTTTGAAATCACGGAACATACGCACACCATCACTCTTGCGACGAACACGCATATCTAGTTTTCCTTGAAGCACAACTTCGCCATCAAATAATGGCATTTGAATAACTTCTTCTGTGGAAATTTGCTCTAAGTCAGCATCAATACCCTCGGTTGCCATCCATTCTAGGTAGCCCTCAAGCATAATGCGACCAAGTTCGGCTTCTGCCTCTAAATCATAAGTATCACGGTATTCCGCAACTAAGGCATCAACATCACGCTTTACAAGTTCAGCGTGAGCCTCAAGCAAGTCTTTGCCAGTCGAGTAGTGAATGTCTAGTGCTTCGTGAATACGAGAACCAAGAGCAAGAGCACCTGTAAATTGCTTTTGCTTTGGCTGTAAGCGACGGTAATAACCTAACCACCACTTGCGACGGCAATCCTTGAAAACTTGGATTTCCGAGTTTGAAAGAGTATAAGGCTCTTTCTTTGGAGTCGTTTCATCATTCATATTTATAACTTACCTGCCTTGTCTTCTTTTAGCAAGTCTAATAATTTACTTTTGTCACGGACAATTTGTTCAAAATTATCAGCCTTTGTTTCTAGCACTTGGATTACTCTTTCTTCAATCGTGCCCTCGGTAACATAGTCCGTAATAATCACAGAGTCGTGAATTTCTGAACCAATGCGGTGAACACGGTCTAGTGCTTGCTTGTGGTCTACTAATGACCAAGGTCTTTGTAGCATAACCAATCTGCGTGCTGCTGTCAAGGTAACACCAACACCACCAGCCTTATCGGTAAATAAAATCCACTTGATACGGCCAGATTGAAAATCGTCAATTGCCTCTTGGCGTTCATCGTCGCTTTGAGCACCTGTAATCATTCCGTGTGGAATTTTTTCTTTGGTGAGTTCTTCGCTAAGCAATTCCAGCAACTGACGAGATACACCACACACAGCCACGCTGTCGTCGCCAAAATCGCCGTTCTTGATATCATCCATTAGAGCGTCAATCTTACAAGACGGGGCTGACAAAATAGCCTTTGGCTCGCCAGTCTTTTCATCTACAACAAGTTCTGCGTAAGAACTAGCAAACTGAAGTAGTCGCAAAGTTTGTGTAAGCACGCTTGGAGCGGTCAAAGTTTCAGATTTGCCATCAGGGTCTTCAAGCAAAGCAATCATATTGTCTCGCATTTGAGCGTAGGCTTTGGCTTGCTTTGTAGACATTTCTACATCACGACGCTCAAACACCATTTCTGGTAGCCAAGGCAATACACGAGCCTTGAGCATACGACGCATCATAGGGTCAACGGTTTTGTGAAATTCTTCTTCCATCTGTGGCTTCAGACCAAGAACCATCATTCCACCAAACGCATTGAGCATTGTATCTACCATACGGTCAATCCATTTAGTTTTTGTAGGAAATTCTTGCGGATTTACCCAGTGGAGAATTGACCACATATCTAAGACATTGTTGGCTACTGGAGTTCCAGTAAGGGCAAATCTAATGTCAGCATCGCCAGTTGCTGCGAATAAGGCACGACTTTGCTTTGATTTAGGGTCTTTAGAGCGGTGAATTTCGTCAGCAATAGCAGACTTAAATTCAATGCGGTTCAGTTCACGCTCATGAACTTCACACCTATTTTCTGTAACTCTATCGTCGTGTCCCTTACAGGCTTTACAGCGAGCAAGAGCAATTGAACCATAAGGTGCTAAGCGTGAGTGAGTGCGTAGCGACTCCCAGTTGATAACATAAACATCGGCTGGCTCTTCAAATTGCTTGCGTCTTTGAGTAGCGGTTCCAGAAATGATTTGAACATTTACTTCTGGCCACCACTTAGCAAACTCTCGTTTCCAGTTTTTCTTTAGAGTGTTTGGACAAACAACGAGAGCAGGAAATACAGCATTGCCATTTTCTTGAATTTGTTTTAGACCACGAATAGCCTGAGCCGTTTTACCCAGCCCAGGTTCGTCGGCAAGCAAGGCTCGCTTAGCGGTTGCTAAATACTTGACACCAACTCTTTGGTGTGGAAATAAATCTTCATTGCCAACTTCACCATCAGGCAAAATTTCTAAATCACGCAGAGCCATAGACGGGTCAATTCGTGTAGCACGCTCATTGGCAGCCCACGCTTTTAGAGCGTCGCCGAGCACTAATTCTTCTTTGAAAGTTGAACGCAAAGCAAGGCAAGCAGACCAAGAAACAGGCACTTTCCATTTGCTAATAGAGCCATCAAAATTTGCTCCAGGTAGGCTTTTACAAAGTTCTTTGTAACGCCAATCAGCGTTGATAATGATATGTGAACCAGTATCGTCTAGTTCTACACCGATAGTCATAGTCGGTATCCTTTCGTCATTACATACATACTATCACAGAATTTAGATAATTATTCAAATTTCTTGATAGTATCTCTATCATTCAAAGAGTTTATCGGGTATCCACCCGATTTTCACCAATCGTAGCACGGCGTGTCGGATTGCGTCAAGAGCGTGTCCCTCTCCGCCTTTGTGCCAAAATCCTAGTTTCTTTAGTTTGGCGTTGTCAAACATAGCCTTAGCGTCTGCTGGAGACTGAAAAATAATCTTTTCAGTAGGTATTTTGTGGTCTATCAAAACTTGTTTTAATATACCAATTTGCTCAAGCGAATATGGGGCTTGAGAGTTGCGAACTGTTTGAGCGTTGATAGTAAATCTTTCACAGACAATATCTATTGGCATACCGTACTCAATAGATGAACGCAAAGCATTTCTAATTGGCTGGGCATATTCTTCTTGTTGATACTCTCCAGACCAAATTAGTTTTGGTTGCTGACCTTGCTCATATTGAAATAAACAGATACCGCTTGCTTTACCGGGGTCTATACTCAAAATCAGTTTTTTACTCATCGTATTTAGCACCCCAGTTTTCAAATGGTCCATCTACTCCAGCAGTAAGCGGAACTTCCCAACCCTCACGAGTTGTCATACATTGCTTTACAGTTTCCATAATTTCTTGGTAGTTATTTCTAGGAACATTTAGCACAATTTCATCGTGCACTGGAACAATCAAAAACTCGGTCAAATCCGCTTGGTCAAGTTTGATTAGATTTTGTTTGAATACTTCGGCGGCCGAAGCCTGAATTAGATAGTTAGTAAGCGAATAAACTCTGTCGTCGTCGCAAGGCAATCTACGGCCAGTTCTTGTTTGGACATAGCCAACACCCTCGGAACGCAAGCGACGCATACCAGCATCTTCAATTGTTTGAGCCATCATACGGACACCAGGATAATTACTGTCAAACGCATCAACAACTGGTTTCATCTGTGCGTCAGATACGCCAGCCGTCAAAGCCATAGTAGAAACACCAGCACCATAAAGTTTTCCATAAACAACGCCTTTGATAAGTTTGCGTCGTGGGTCTGATTTTTGTGCGTTAGGGTCATTGTAAACCTGACGCATAATTTCAGTAAATACATCTCCACCAGTAGCGTCTGCTTCATTGAACAGGTTTATCAAATCTTGGTCTTTACTAAAGTTGGCTGTTAGGCGAAACTCCACTTGGTCCAAGTCAGAAGAGATGATTAGGTGGTCTGCGTCTTTTGGAATAAAAGCACGACGAACAGTGGCATCTCCAGATGGGAGAGTTTGTAGTGCTGGCTCGGTAATAGACATACGACCAGTTCGTGCCGCAAGAGTACGAATAGACGGATGGACAATTCCGTTGATGTTTCCCTCAAGAAAGTTTTTGAAATAAGTATTAGCAAGTTTGTCTGCTTTGCGTTGTTTCAAAACAATTTCAGCCAACTGTTGAACTTCAGGAGAACCGTCTCGCACCAACATTTTTAGTTGGTCTTTTGACGCTGACTTTTGACCAGACGGGGTGGTTTCGGTGATTTCAGCACCAAGTTTTTCAAAGATACGGACTAACTGAATGTTGCTGGTAATAGAGCCACCATAAGTTTCTAAGCCCCATTTGCGAACTTTCT